GATGAAATAGTAGCTACTTACAATAAAGAAACAAAAGAAATACAATATCAACAAATACAAAAATATCATGAATATGATTTTAAATCTACTGATAATTTAAAAATGATTCATTTTAATTCTACAAATGTTGATATAAAAGTTACTCCTAATCATACCATGTTAGTAGAAAGAAATGGAGTTATGCAAGAAGTTTATTCTCAAGAAATAAAACATAATGATAATTTTATTTCTACTGTAGGATGGGAAGGAAGAATTCCTACTAATTCTTATTATAAAGAATCTCCTCTTAGTCATTTATCTTTAGATGAATATCTTGAATTTGTTGGATATTATATAAGTGAAGGAGGTCTACAAATAGAAAAAAATAAAGGATTAAATAAAGATAAACAAATAAGATCTTGTCGCATATCTCAAAATGAAAATAGTAAATATTTTACTAATATGAAAAATAATATTGCAACAGTATATCCTCGTTATTCGGATCATATTGACAAAAGATATGAAAATATTTGTCATGATTTTGTAATTAATAGTACTGAAATTGCTAAATATATGGCTAAAGAATTTGGAACTCATTCTTACAATAAAAAAATTCCAAGATGGATTAAAAATTTACCAAAAAATAAACTAAAAATTATTTATAAAGCTATGATGGACGGAGATGGAGATATAAGAAATGATAAATTAACACCTAGATATAGGTATTCTACTACTTCTAATGAACTTTCAGATGATTTTTCAGAAATTTGTTTAAAACTAGGGTATTTTACAAATACTTCAGTTGTAAAGTCAAAAAATGAAAAACATAGAGATATTTATAGAATATATTTTTCAGAAAGAAGAAAAAATATTAAATTTAATATTCGTAAAAAACATATTAAACAAGAAGAATATGAAGGAAAAGTTTATTGCGTAACAGTTCCTAATAGTTTCATTGTTACTAGAAGAAATGGAAAAATTACTATTCAAGGTAATTCTGGTAAGATTCACAATATTACTTCTGAATTAGAAAATATAGGAAAAGAAATTCTTGATGGACTAATGCTAAATCAAGCTATATTGAGCGGAGAAATGGCATCATATAATAGCGCGCAAGTTGGTATTGAAATTTTAATAAGAAGATTAGATAATTGGAGAAATAAATTAGCAGAATGGGTAGAAGATCATATATTTTTACCTATTGCTATGATGCAAGGTCTTATTGATGAACAAGAAAGTAAATTATCTGGAGAAACAGAATATTTATATCCAAAATTAAAATGGAATGATTTAAATTTAAAAGATAAATCTAATGATATACAAATTTTAATGCAAGCTTTTGATAAACAAATGGTTTCTGCTCAAAAGGTTCTAGAAGAAATGGATATAGATTATGATACTGAAGTTCGCAGAATGAGAGAAGAACTAGCTATGGTTTCTCAAGCAGGTATGTTTATGGGAGATCAAGGAGGAATGGGAGGAGGCCCAATGGGAGGTATGGGTGGCCCAATGGGAGGAGGAATGCCTGGAGGAATGCCAGGTGGAGATATGACAGGTGGTATGGGTGGAGCAGAAATGGGAGGAATGCCTGGAGGAATGCCTGGAGAAGATATGACAGGTGGTATAGGTGGAGCAGGAATGGGTGGAGTTGCTGCTGAAAATTTACCAATAATTACAAAAAGAGGCAAAAAAGGACAGCAACAAGAAACTCAAGCTCCTCCTCCTAAAATGATAAAATTAACTAAATTAGAACAACAAATGCATAAAATGTTACAAAGTATAAATATCCCATATAAATTATTTGGACAATTTTCAGTAAGTATTCCAGGAAATCCTCAACCATTTGCTTTAGATTTTGCTTATCCTCAAATAGGAGTAGGGCTAGAATGCGATGGTTCAATCTGGCACGAGAATAGAGAGGCAAAGCAAAGAGATATTATGAGGGACCAAAAATTAGCAAATGTAGGATGGAGAATTTTGAGATTTAAAGAAGATTCTATTACTGATCATCCTGACGCTGTTAAAGACATAATTTATAAAAACATAGTAGAAGCTAATAAACAAAGAAAAAAAGCTTTTGAGACAGAAGAATCTATGAACAAATTTGCTTCTTTGACAGAATTTATTAATTATAACAAAGATGATAATTTAAAAATTAAAATAATAGATTTACCTAGTTCTTTAGGTGAGTTATGGGAAATAGGAATTTAAAAATGTTTAATTTACATAAAAAAAATATAAAAATTGCTGGAAGAAGAAGAATTAGAGATAGAGGAATAGAATGGAAACAAAGATATCATGAGAGATCTCTAAAATTAAAAGAAAGATTTGACAGAGAGATTGGTCCAAATGTTTATTATAGATGGGAAGGACATGACTATACTACTGATTCTGATTATTTTATAGTAGTTGGTCCTGCAGTTACTAAGGAATTAAAAAAGAGATTTTTTTCTGGAATAAAAAAAATACCTGATGATCCTCAAGCAAAGATTTATGCTCCTAGTGGTGAGTATTTTATATCTTTAAATGCAGCATTAAGTCATGCTGTAGAAAAATGGGGATTAACTTTTCCTAGAGACCATATAAATTATACTATCAATGATTTAGTTAATGTAAATATTCCTAGACATGTCAAGGGTTAAAAAATAATTTAAAAATAATAATAAAGGATTTTCCATAAGTTTAATTTAATAAGTAAATTAAGTAGGATTTTTTCTTTTTTTTGTGAAAAATAAATGAAAATAATAAAGACTAAAAATTATAAAGAATCACAAACTAGTGAATTTGGACAAGAAGAACCCAAAAGAGCAAATGACATTGATAAAAATAAAGATCAAACAACAAAAGAGAGAACTAGAGAAGATTTAAAAAAGAAAAAAAAAATTATTTTAGATGAATTAGGATTTGATTAATATTAATTTTTTAAATAGGATAAATAAATATGAATTGGTATAAAAAGGCATCAATAGATCAACCTGGAAAAAGAGATGGAACTGGTCCTTATGATCCAACTGGTACTAAAGAAGAAATAGAAAAAGCTAAGAAAGATAAAGGAAAAAGAAAAGGTGGAAGATTGTTAAGTGGTGAAAAATGTCTAGAAATAGAGAAAAAAGATTAATTCTTTAATTTTTGCGCGAAAAAAATAAATTTAATAAAATTAGGATAAAAAATGAAAATTATTAAAACAGAAATGTATAAGAAAGCACAACGATATAAAAGTGATGAAGATATAGCATCTGAATTTTCAAGTATGATAATTCAAGAAATACAAGTAAAACCAAGTCTTTCTAGTGGATGGATACAATTATCTTTTCCCAAAGGAGGGGAACATGTAGGAGGAGGAACAACAGAAGTTATTGATCATTGGATTAAATACGATAATGGGACAATTGCTTTCGAAAATTGGTATCCAACAAATATTTCTAATCAATTAATTCAATCTATAGAACAAAAAATACAAGAAACTAAAAACGAACCACAAAACAGAAACATAGATCTAAATAAAATAAGAAATAAAATTTAATTTTTCGCGCGAAAAAAAATAAAATTAGGAAAAAATATGATTATTAAAAAAACAAAAATTTCATCTATAAAATTACCTATAGAAATTTTAAATAATCCTAAAAATTGGGAAATATATAATTTACCTAATATGATAAAAGAAGCTTCTGTAGATAAAGATAGTAATATAGAAGGTTTTGATTTAAAAGCAGAAATAAAAGAACATCCAGATCATTTGTATATAAAAATATTTGCTATTAAAAAAGATGAGATTAATGATAATGGAGATGCTTTTTCAGAAACAGAATTAAAAAAAGCTGCTCATACTTTTATAGGAGTTCCTCTTTTTACTAATCATCAAAATGATGATATAGAAAAAGCAAAAGGAGACTGTATCCATTCTTGGTATGATGATGATAAGGGTGGAATTTATATAATTGGAAAAGTAGATAAAGTTGCTTATCCAAAATTAGCTAGAGGAATAGAAGAAGGTTATATTTCTGGATGTTTCCCTCCAGATGCTCCTGTTCTTATGTCTGACGGTACAGAAAAAAATATTTGTGATATAGAAGATGGAGATTATGTTATTTCTGGAAAAGGAAATATCAAAAAAGTATTAGGAATAAGACAAAGAGGATATAATTATCCATTATATTCTATTAAAGTAGAAGGAATAAAACAACCTTTAATTTGTACTTCTCATCATAATATTATGGTATATAGGATGTTAAGTTTATGTGCATGTGGTTGTGAAGAAAATTTAATAGAGAAAAAAGATAGTCGAATTACATCTACAACTTTTAATAGAAAATTTAAAACAGGACATAATATAAGAGGAGAATGTTCTGATTTTAAACATAAATATATTCAAAAAATAAAAGCATGTGAACTTCAAAATGGTGATTTTTTAATAGAACCAAAATATATTGATTATAGTTGTGATGATTATATTACTGAAGATGAGGCATTTTTGATAGGTTTGTTTTTAGCAGAAGGTAGTTTTGAAAAAAGAAAAGGAAAAAGATATTCTGTTATATTTAATTTTGCTCATACTGAATTAGAAACATTAGCTTTTAGATGTGAAGAATTATTAAAAAAAGTTTTTTCAAATCATAGAAACAAACCTACTGTTAATTATTATCCTGGTGCTTCACAAACTAGAATTTGTCTTTATGGGAAAGATATTGCGAAATGGTTCTATGATAAAACTGGAGAATATAGTGATGGTAAAAAATTAGATAGTAAATTATTAAAATTAGGTAAAGAAAAAACAGCATCTATTTTGGCTGGTTTTATAGAAGGTGATGGATATACAGTTAAAAATAAAAGTTATGGAATGGCAACCGTTTCTGCTCAATTATCAAGTCAATTAAGATTATTATTTGATAAAATAGGAGTAAGAACTAATTATAGAATTACTGATGATAAAAATCGTTGGGGATATAAACCAGTACATGAAATTTCATTTGGGATAACAACAGTTTCTGATATTCTTCGAAATAGATTAATCTATAAAAAAGGAAATAAATCTCAATATAATGCGGCTACTTGGCATAATTTAAAAGAATATACTTTAAGAAAAGTTAAAAAAATAGAAGAAATAGATTACAATGGAACAATATATGACATAGAAGTAGAAGATGATCATACTTATTGCGTCAATCATATTGCTGTTTCTAATACAAGTATGGGGACATCTGTAACTGGAAGTTGTTGTTCTGTTTGTCATAATTATGCAAATACAGCAGAAGAATATTGCGCGCATGTTTCAAATAGAAAAAATAGAAAATTTTCAGGAAATATAGAATGTCAATATCATAATAGCGATGCAGATACAGAAGAAAAATGCCCTTTATGTGGTTCTACTAAAGATAAAAAAATAAAATTATCTCATGAAAATACACAAATATTTGAACATAATTATGGTCTAAAATTCATTGAAAATTCTTTTGTAGTAAATCCAGCTTGCCATGAATGCGGTATCTCTGAAATTCTTCATATTCCTAATGTTAATAAAAAAATTGCTCAACTAAAAGAAAGTATTAATAAAATTTCAGAAAATACTAAAAATAAAAATTTCAAAATAAATAATAAACTTAAAAAAGTTGCAGGACAAAAAGAAATAGATATGTTGAAAGATAGTATGAATGGATTAGAAGATGTTGTAAAAAGTATGCTTCAACAAAAAGAACAAGTTTCTATGGAATATGTTAGTGATTTAGTAAAAG